ACAAAAATATCTATATACTCAGCGCCCATCACGCCGGTATAGCTCAGTTGGTAGAGCAACTGACTTGTAATCAGTAGGTCCCGGGTTCGACTCCTGGTGCCGGCACCATATAAATCAAAGGCTTGCAGCGATGCAGGCCTTTGTTTTTTCCGCTACACGTAACAAGCCACGTAACAATCTTGCCGTGCGAGCAAATCTGCAAGCCTCGGTCACTCGACCAATAGGACCGTCATCATGGATTGGATGCAGTTCGTATCAGCAATGACAGCGTCCCTCGCATGGCCTGCGTCCGTGATCGGCTTGGCCATTTTGCTCAAACCGGCCCTGGCTGGCCTCATACCTAAGATTCGAAGCTTTAAGTACAAAGACTTCCATATCGACCTAGTCGAGAAGCTTGACGCTTTGAAAGACGAAGTTAGCGCCAGTGGCTCGGTGAGCAGACCAGAGTCTCAATCTTCCGCCTCCCCTAATGTTGTAGAGCTCGCGGCTATTGACCCACGCGCCGCCATCATCAGTTCCTGGCAGGAAGTGGAAACGGAGCTGAGTAAGCTTGCCGCGAAACACAACTTGCCACCCGCCCAGTTCTCAGTCTCTAACGCCAACCTGCTCCATGCACAGAATATTTTGGACAAGCTCACGTTCATGACCTTCGTGAAGCTTCATGCCATAAACCGAGATATCGCGCATGTCAGGCCGACGAGTATCGACTTCGCAGAGGCCGTGGCTATGGCGAACATGTGTCAGTGGCTCGTCAACCAGCTACGCATTGCCAACAGCATTTCCTGAGTCGGTGAGCGGTTTGTGGCTTTCAGGTTCAGTCCTCAGGAAATCCCTCTAGGAGCTAATTCCTAAAATCCGTGGGGGTTTGAAAAATTAGCGATATTTGTAATATGTCCGTTGAAAATTGTCTGTAACCCTTGCAGCTCGGGGCTTCCAGCCATTCCGAAAAAGGCGATATTGAAGCGATACATTGGCGATATTGTTACCTTTCTAGATAGCTATATTTACATTCTTTAAAACCCAATGAATCCGGGGGTTTGAGGAAAATATTACGTTTCATATCGCTTGATATTACTTCGCCATGTAATACCGGAAGGCCACGGATTACGCGGCCTGTAGCGCAGATCGATGGGTCGTATAGCCAATATCGCTGTTTTCAGAATTACCCCCCTCGCTCTGACAACAACTCTCATCAAATCCTGTATTTCCCGCATCCAAAAACGGCAACCAAAGGCAGCAGTGCATGTGCAGCCCCGTGAAAATTGGTTTAACCCCAGATATCGGCTGCAGACCACGGCTGGCCTGATGCACACCGCGTAGCGTCCCGCCCGGACTGATTGCATTACACCGGTAATTTCTGATCGATCTCGATTTTGAAAATGCACCGAAACGCGCGTTTTCGTATTTTTCGCCCAACGAATCCGGTGGTGTCAGCCTCTGGCCGTTTTCAGCTGGTTGGCGCGTCGCTGTGCAACCGCGCTTCATTTCCTTGCAAAACCTTTCACAAAATGAAAAGGCCGATCACCTGCAGAGGCCCAAGGGCGGCGCGGGCTGCAGCCGTGTTTGCACTAACCGGCGAATTGCACAAAAAAATCACACAAAGCCCGTCGGCGGGAGGGGGATAAGTGCTTTTTCAGCAAGATTTTACTTGTCATCTCTGTTTTATCGTTTGGCTTCTACTTTGCGGTGATATGGAATCTCGTACCTCGCTGGTCAGGAGCCACTGACGCAATCAATCACCTGCCATGCTCAGGAAAATTAATTTGCAGTGCAGGGATGACGCTTATTGCGCTAAATCCTGGTTTGTGCAAAAAATGCCCAGCGGTCGGAAATCATAAGCGCTTTTTAGGGATGAAAAATGGCATTATTTATTGAGAAGTTAATATTCCAAAATAGGTCTCCTTTCGAAAACTTAGTCATAGATTTAGAGGAAAATGAAATCGGCGTCATTTCTGGAATAAACGGTCGTGGCAAAACTACGATACTCTCGCATATCGCTGATGCTTTCCACGAACTTGCTAAGCTTGGCCATCCCAATTCATATGAAGGTAAGGCCACGCAGTTTTATAGAGTTGCAAGTAGCGCTGACAACTTTGACTCCTCCAAACCATCCGTATTTTACATGCGTGTCAGACTTGACGGGGAACCATTAGATTACGCCAGTGTGAATGGCCCCGTGGACGAGAGCCTGTACGAAAAAATACTCTTGGAAGGCAAAATACCGTTCGCCACCATTAGTGCAATTCTTAGCGAACAGAGCTTTATCAAAAAATGGTCAACCACAGATTCAAAGATAGCAAAGAAACTCTTTGATACCAATCTAGCTACATACTTCCCTTCATACAGGTACGAGACACCTGCATATTTGAATGGCGCGTACATTGAAGGACTAAGCTTTCGCACCAAAGGCATTTATACCCTTAATTTGCCAAATCCTATCGAGGTAGTAACTGGGCTTGCACAGTTAGCAAACTGGATAATGGATATAGTACTAGATGGTCATTACCACGCATCAAATGTTAAGTTCCTTAAAGAGACGGTTGACTGGATTTTAACGCTCGTAATGACAAACCGGCGGTTGCCCAACAATGTCAGGTTTGGGATTGGAGCGCGGGGCAATGCGTTTCATCGTATTCAAATTACGGATACTGTGTTGAACACTATGGTGTGCCCCTCAATCTTCTCTCTCTCAGCAGGTGAGTCAGCCGCCCTTACGCTATTTGGAGAAATAGTCAGACAGGCCGATAATCTCGACAACAATACCTATTTAAACAATACTTCAGGCGTAGTGCTAATTGATGAAATAGACAAACATTTACACATATTCCTTCAAAAGGAAATAATCCCCGCACTAATAAAGCGTTTTCCTAACATTCAATTCATCATAACCTCTCACTCCCCCTTCTTTAACATGGGGCTTGCGGAGATTGTAAATGAACGCACAAAGATAATAGATTTAGACAATTCAGGCATTACGACAGACGCCACAACTAATGATCTGTATCGTGAAGTCTACCAGATGATGCTTGGAGAGAATGTCAGGTATCAAGACCTTTATGTACAGCTCAAAGAAGCTAACGAAAAAAATGCTCTACCCTTGATAGTTACAGAAGGCAAGACAGATATTCAACATTTAAAAGCTGCTTTAGCTAAGCTAAAACTCGAGTTAGATGTAGATTTTTTTGAGCCAGATGGAAGTTGGGGGGATGCCAAGTTAAAAGTATTGCTCGAACAACTCTCGAAAGTTCAGCGCGATCAAGTCGTTATAGGTATATTTGACCGAGATGTAAAGTCAGTTATTGATGAAATTGAGGCTGATGGGCTTACATTTAAAAGCTTCGGAAACAAAGTTTACGCTTTTTGCTTGCCGACCCCCCAAAATAGAGAAAATTATAAAAATATATCTATTGAATTTTATTATTCCGACGAATAACTTAAAAAAGTTCACGAAGGGAAGCGCCTATATTTCGACAATGAAATCATGTTGGTTCAATCAGCCGTCAAAAAGAATAAGGGCGTCCCAACATTAAGAGTGTCTCCACTGCAGGAGGAAGAGCTCGATAAAAAGATTTTTGACACTGACATTGGCCAGCTCAGTGTCGCTCACTCCAAAGCACGGTTTGCTCAGCTAATTGAAGAAGGTGGTGAGTTTACTGACGGAATTGAGTTCGACTCTTTTAAGCCTATATTTGATCGTGTTCGACAGATCTTGGATCAATCTAAAATTGATAATCAGTAGAAGCGTCGATATTTAGAATTTGTCGTGAACAGGAAGACCTGAACATATAGATCAGTATCGAGTAGGGAAGGGTTGAGAACCCTTTTTCTATTTATTCATTTCTTTAAGGTTACAGATGCTAGCTCCGCCGAAAGCAAAGTTGCTTTTGCTGCATCCGCTGCAAAAGCTGCTGCCTGAGTTGGAATAGGCGAAGGACCGTGCGTGTGAGATGCAAGCTCGGTAGCCATCTGCTCGAGCAAATCTAAGGTGTCGCACAGCACCTGGAAAATGTTCACACCTTGGGACCCGACGTGGTTTTTTGGCGCAATCAAGGTCTGACTGGCCCCGGCCACGCTTTTGCGCAGACCTGCAATCTTCTCCTGCATGTCCCCGCCTACCGTGGCGTTGTGCGTCTTGCCCACGGCCAAATTCAGGTCACGGCCCGTGGCCTGGTGCATGTCGTCGACAGCGGCAAGCGTAGTGTTGCCACCGGACAACAGCTTTAGAGCGCCTAGTGCCTTGATACGCTTGATGCCCCCCACTTCCTCGGTGGAATGGTTCTCTACGTCCTGGACGTGGCTTTGATACTTCTCGCTGTTGCCAAGGGCTTCCACCTCGCGCTCCAGGGAATGGTCGCGAATCTTGCCATCCGTGAGGCGCAGCCAGTTACCGTCCGCGTCAACGCGCTGCTGCACGGCGTCACTGTGTTGCCACACCTGGTCCCCCTTCGGCACCTTGGGCAGGCTCAGCCCGTGCGGCAGGATCGTTTGGATGTAGGGCTTGCTGGGCGAGCCATACGCGAAACACACCACCACCTGCGTGCCTTCCTGGGGAAACGCAAACATACCCATCTCTTCGCCGCCCGAGGGTAACGGCAAAGGCACGCCGTGAAGCGTCGGCACGGCAGGATCTGGCTCACCGTCCTGACCAAGTACTTCGATGTCGACCGCGTAGCGCGGCCGGAAGTCGTCGCACATGGATGCGTCAGCGGGAGCGTCAGCCACCCCTATCACGCGGGCAAAGCGCGGCAAGTGGTAGCCGCCGGTGAGTTCAGGATAAAGGCGTTCTACGCTGCGCTTGATTGCGTCGTCCATTTGATAGCCATCTGCGTGCCGGAAAGCGTGACACTGGTGATCCGCTCGCCCTGGTTGATTGAGGCGCCTGGTCGTAGTCCGGGCAGAGCCGAGACCATCGCGCTTTGATTGCCCTGGTAGCCGTCAAACAGGCTGACCGGGAGTTGCAGGGCTGGGCGAACGCCAAAGAAGCTGTCCGCCCAGGAACCCACGAACACTTCCCCGTCACCCTGCTGCTGCCAGATAAAGTCAGGGATGCCGAATACGGTGCCAATGCTGTCCATGGCCAGATATCCAGCAGCCAGGCTGTAGAAATACGGGGCTTTGACCTTGGTGTATGGCTGGTCCGGAACACGGAAACGAAGCCCGGTTTTGCCGCTTATATGGGTCAGTACGGCGCGCAGATCCACGTGACGCAGGTTCATCGGCAGGGACTTGGCCAACACGGCAGCAACCTCTCTGCAGAACACGATCTGCTCCACTCCATTAGCCGCCGTGCATCGCTCGACGTAGCCAATGAAGTGCCGCTGCAGCGCCGATTCGTTGTATCCGATATCAAGCGTGACCAGGCCGCTCACCTGGTTCCCGGCCTGGATTGTGAACGTAGCCCGCCCTGGGCTTTTCAGATCCAGGCGCACGTCGTCGTTCACCAAGGGAATGACCACGCCGCCAATCGTCAGCACTTTGTGGAGTTTCATGCTCATGGCGTCGGCCCCAGGTAGGTGTCAACTTTCTTGAGCAGGCTTTCGAATCCGGTCAGCTCCTGCGGCGTGGCGCCCGATCCAGCAACGGCGCCGGTGACGCCGTCACCTGGTGCTGATTGCGACGTCACTGGGTTACCAGCACGGCGGCTTTCAACCTTCTCAGGGTTGGACAGCTTCTCAGACAGGGTGAACTGGACGATCCACTGCGCCAGGCTGTCGTCTTCGCGTGCGCTCACACCGTCGGTGAATTCCACTTGGCGAATGCCGAAGGCCTCGGCGGTATCGTTGACGATCCGGTAGGTAGTGCGCTGCCCGCCGCCCTGCGTGCTCTCAGCCAGACGCATTAGCGTGCGCAGGTTGGTCATGTCCTTGTAGGGCACGCTCAGCGCTACGGTCAGCGTCTTGGGCTTAAAGCCCTTGTGCGATTTCTCGGTACCGCTGGTTTGGCCCGACATGTCATCGCTTTCAATCTTAAGGTTAGCGGTCACTTTCATCCGTTTGCCGATGATCTGTTCACCGTTAAGCAATAAGGTCATAGGCCCACCAGTTCACGAACAAAGCTGAGGCCCTGCAGCGATCCAACCAGCATCACGCCGGACGACAGCACCCATTCATGACCGGGAGCGTCGTCGCCCTGCAGCAGCTGGTCACGCAGTTCGCGGGCATCACCTGGTCCAAGCAAGCGCGATTGCATGCTGGTGTCCGGAGTGCCCCCGGCAAGCAGCTCTTTCAGCTTGTTCAATTTCAAATCCTGCCCCACCGCCTGTTCGGCTTTGCGCTGGACCAGTTCGGCCAGATCGTCGAGCGGCGAACTGTCGGCGGCGTAGCTCTCCAGTCGGGCCAACTGACCGTTGATCGAGGCGCTGGCCTCTTTGAGCACGGTGCATCGCTCCAGTGGGAGAGCCGTCCAGGGCGGGAGCGCGCCTACACTCGGTAATTCCCATTTCGAGGTATCCAGCTCGAACAGGTGCTTGGCGCGGCGTTCAGCCTTCTGCAGCTCGGCAATGGGCATCAGCGCGTTAAATTTCGACAGCACTCCGGCCATCTGGTCGAAGCGCGTGCCCAGGAACAGAATCACCAGGGCGTACTGCTCGCCCGTCGGGTGCGCCGGATCCGCGCTGTCCTGGAGCTTGTCAGCCATGCGTTGCACCAGGTTCGGCGCCGAGAGGAACCGCTGATAGCCGGTGCCCTGCCCCACGCCGCTCTGGAATGGCGTCACCACAAAGCACTGTGGGGCTTCGCCAAATTGGCCGTCTAGCGCGGCGCGCCCGCTGGCGATCACGCCCTTGACCGCCTGCCCGATCAGACTTAGGTCCGTGGTGACCCGCTCTGCCAGCGTGGCCAAACGGCCATACGCGCTGTCGAGCTGGGCGGTGGCCATGTCCTTGGCCGCGTCCATTTGGTCCATCCAGGCGGTGGCGTCGGTGGGCCACTGCATGGTTACCGGTGTCCAGTTCACTGCGCAGCATCCGTCACTTCGGCCACTGCGACCTGGTACGCCGTCATGAAGTCAGCCTGGATATTGATATCTACCTGCAACGCGGGCGTATCGGCGTTTTGGATAGCGGTAGTAACCACGCGCTCGGCACGAAAGCAGGCGCGACGGTGAACGGCCAAAGCCTTGGCAATCGGCTGCATCTGTTCCAGGTTCACCACTTCCCAGCTGTTGTCCGCTTTCAAGTCAGTGTCCGGGATCAAGCCGTTTTTCAGATCGGCATAGGCAATGTTCAGCTGCGCCTGACTCTGGCGATCTGTCAGCAACCGCATTCCGCCGTCGAGTTCCAGGCCACCCGTCTCGATCATTAGCCGGTAGGTGGCCAGCTCGGCCAGCATCACAGGTTGATTCAGGCCCACCACGACCTGGTCAGCCACTTGCTGATTTTCAGCAGGAAACTCCGCCATGTAGGGCACGTCGGTGTTGCTGACCATGACGCCGCCGTCAGTCATTGCATGGATGTAGTACATGTGTACTCCTTACGAGATTCGCCACAGATCGTTCAAGTCGGTGCCGCCCAAAATTGCGGTGCCAGCGAACAGATACATTTCATCGTTGATCACCACGGCAGAGGCGTTTTCCCGGCCTGGTGCGCCGCTGCCGAGCGCTGTCCAGCTGTTAGCCCCGGCGTCGTAGACCCAAAGGTCATTGCGGTATCGATCGCCATTGTTTGGGGAGGCCCATTCGCCGCCGTAAATGTACATTTTCGAGCCGATCGCAACCGCAACGTGGTTGTGCCGTTGGGTAGCTCCGACCCCAAGCTGCGTCCAGGTGTCGGTGGCCGGGTCGTAGTAGTAAAGGTCGTTGAAGTAGCCTGCCCCACGGTTGCCACCAAAGACGTACATCAGGCCATTCATGACCACAGCGGTATGGTCAGAACGTCGGTTGATGGCTTCCTTGAGCTGCTTCCATTTTTTGGTAGCAGGGTCGTACTCCCAAAGGTCCGGGCAGTGACTATTGGTCGACCCGCCATAACCGCCGTACACGTAAAACTTGGAGCCAATGACCACCATTGATGCGTTGTAGACGCTAGGGCCAACTGGCAGCTCGCTCCAGGTGTTGAGCGCGGGGTCGTAAACGAAAAAGGTATTGGTGATGGTCGAGCCGGACACACCGGTGATGAACCCATAACCGCCCTGGATATACATTTTCCCGCCATAAGCCACAGCACAGTGGCCCCAGCGTGACGGAGGCCCGCTCGCAAGCTGCGCCCAGGCATTGGTGGCCGAATCATAGACCCACAGATCACCAACAGTGCCGCCTGAACGGTACTGCCCACCGAAGGTGTAGATCTTGCCGTCAATGGCCACCGAAGAATGGTTGTAGCGCGGTGTCGCGCCGCCGTTCAGCTGGGTGAAGATGCCCTTCAACTGGTCGCTGGTGGTGAAACGAACCACTGGTGACCACTCGGTTTCGCCCAGGACACGGCCCCGTTTTTTCATCCGGGCGTAGAACTGCGTGGCGTTGGCCAACGCGACTTCCGGCGTGTAGCTGACCAGTTGGCTGGTGCTCCAGCCACTGTCCAAGGCAACGGTGGAAAAGTCAGCGAGCATCGAGACCTGCCAGCGACTGCCGATGTGTTCGTCCGTGCCGCCGGACACCGCGAAGACGTCGGAGGTCAGGGTCTGGCGGGAGCTGACCTTCGTCTGGCCATCGGTTGGGTTGATGATCGCAGGCCGACGGATGTAGACCGCTGCGGTGTTGAACGAGGCCGAACCCCATGCAGAAGACAGGGTTGCGCCGATCTGCATGGCCCGTGGGAAGTACTGCTTGGACGGCTCCAGGTGATAGCCCGCGTCACCGATGTTGAACGAGGTCAGCTGTGTGGTGCTGGTGATGTCGAACACCAGGTCAGTAAATGCAGCGTTGCGTGACAGCTGCCAGCGGGTTTTAACGTGCGTATCGAAGCCCGCCGGAAAAACCGTGAAGGCCGAGATGGTCAGCGTGGGTTCGAAGGTGATGCCGGTTGCACCAGGTGCAGGCCCGACAATCGTCGGCTGCTGAATGGTGGCCGAGCCCAGCGGCACTTTGAGGGCCATTTTTGCCGTATCACGCTGGACCTCGAGCGCCACCAATCCAGCCGGCGCATCAGACGGAATAGTCAGGATTAGGGTGTCAGCAGACAGCGCCACGGTGCCGACACTGGTCGTCGCCTTGTAGGTGCTGAACCGGTGGTAGTCCGTGATTTTGTAGGTATTGTTGGTGCCTGGGTAAATCAGCACAGGCCCATCCAGGCAGATGGACACCGGCGCAACGTAGTCTGCCTTGTTGAGCTTTTTCGCCAGTTCGGTGCGGATGTTGGTCAGGTCCGTGGCGATCTGGGTAAACGTTTCGGTGAAGTCGAACTGCCAGGTGCTGGCCGGGACCTGGATGCCGGTCAGCGCCTGGGCGCCGTTGTAGTCCAGGATGATATTGCGGGTCAAATTGTTGCCGAACTGCAGCGGCGGGATTTCCTGGCGTTTCTGCTGGCGGGGAACGTAGGCCGCGATCAACAGCACCTGCTCGGTGGTTTCCAGGCCGATCCAGTTGAAGTCAAAATCCCCGACGGTGCTGTCCAGCATCAGGCTGTAAACCACCTTGTTGGGTGACAGGTAGCCTTCGCGGGTGACGTCTTTGCGATGCACGATCTGTTCGGCAGGGGGCAAGCCAGCACTGCGGTCGATCGGCAACGAGGTGTCGAGGCCTGGAATGTTGGCCAGCACGAAGCGCGC